GGTTCTGATATCAACATTGTTGATATTGGCATGTGCCGTCTCTGCTATCGTTGGATAGTATATAATTCTATCCAAAGGAAGCTGGTTCTTCATGAGAACTCTAAACTCCATACTGCGTGCAAGATTTCGACAGAGGGTTGTCGTTGGAGATTGGTTTACCCGCGAAAGCGGCCCAATCATCCTAGTCGATAATGCCCTCTGGTCGAATCCTGATACGAGTCCCGGCAACCGATTGAGTACAACTCATTGGTTACGGGATGATCAGAATATGGGACCTGGACTAGTAAATTATGTCTATGGTCCTCATTCTGATGAGCTCGTGGGCCCTGATTCGTCTGGTAATTTTGTGCCAGACGGACAGTTGCAATTCGGATCGTCGTGGACCCTAGCTTGGGGTCCACGTTACGACGAAAGTCGCGACGTAATATGGTTAACCGGTTATATTGACGGTTTGCCATTATATGGTCGTGATCCTCTCGCAACTGAGTACTTAACTCTTCCACCTAATGGCCTTAATGGCGATACGGTGGGAGTGGAGTATGAGACAGTGTCTGATACTTCGACTAAGTACTTCCCGTACTTCCGGGACAGGGGCGTGTCCGTACATAACGCAGCAGTAATGCTGCGGTACAGATGCGAACACCCCTTCACCCTTTGGGTGAAGGCGACGCAGTGGAGCCATACCTTCGATACGCAAACGCGTAAGTGGGTATGGACCATCACAGATTCGGGAAAATATCTCCGAATCGACATATACGGGGCAGAAACTGCCCTGTTATCCTCGGTGCAAAGCCAGCAATTGCTGGGTTTGCCATATACTGAGGCCGATGCGCTTGTTGCTTCATTGGATGGGACAGTATTTGAAAAGTTCACTTATGAACTTGAAGAATACCGTTTCCAGTCAATGGACAAGGCGAATCGTGGTGTGATGGACTTATGGGTTACCATCATTGAGGGCCATAAATCAGTTAAACTGATTAAGGACCTCGTTGCTCACCTACGTAAAGGCCTTCGGCCTTTACTAGCTATCGCTATTAGTCAATCTAAATTGACTAAGCGACAGAAGGTTCGATTGCTCGGCCATAAATGGCTCGAGTATCGATATGGATGGCGTCAGTTTATATTTGACGGCCAGGGACTGTTACGATTGTTCGCATCCTTCTTTAAGAGAATGCGTCGTTCGTATACTAGTGGAAATACCAGAGCTGGTAAATTTATTTCGTCGGATGAAACCGATGAAATAGTTTGCGGCAATGGGACTTTCACTATATCCTACATTGGAACCGCTAGCCTTAGGGCTGGCGTGTCTGTCGATCCAAACCTCTCCGACCGTTGGTATAAGAAATTCTACCAACTAGTAGGAGGTGTTAATCCTTTCACTGTCGCATGGGAGTTAACAAAACTCTCATGGGTCGTTGATTGGATTATCGACGTAGGAAGTCTCCTAAGCGTGCTGACAAGAAATCCAGCACGTTTTATCCGAGCATGGCATACTATCAGTATGCCGGTTGATGGTGGTCAGTTCACCATTCATGGTGAACTAGCCCAGAGTGATCTGTATGGTCCCCTTGCCGACGCTGTCGGCGAGAATTGGGAACCATTCGGACTCACGCTCATTCAGTTGTTTCTGAATGATGAAGAAGAGATATTCTCGCCGCTTTCCATGGGTGGAAAGTGTAGAGTCTATCTCAGGATCCCATTGGATCCTACCAGGTATCCGCTCGTTGTCCCGCAAGGGATATTAATTAAGAGCGGTTCCCAGATAGCAGACCTAATATCTTTATTCGCTGTTGCACGCAGGTAGCGTGCGCGAATAAAGCTTATTAGAAAATAACATAAAAGACCTCCATTGGAGGCAAAGGAGAGTGTAAACATGAGTTTACCATCTACCATGACCATAGCAGGAGATACTTATGTCTTCTACGAAGTTGTCGATGGGGTAAAGGCCGTTTATCATGGCCCGAACCACACAGACACGAATCGTCAGACGCTCGAGTTCATTCGAACTGAGCCAAAACGATCCGGAACGGACTTCGGCGTTCGCCGAGGTTTCATTCGCTTCACGGAAGATACAACCGCGACTACTTCTGACGCTTCTTCAAAGAAGTCTCAGATTGTGTCGAACGCCAGTATTAACTGGCCGGTTGGTTACACAAGTACCGCCTCGGACCTCATCAAGGACCAGCTCATGCGAGTCTGGGGTGCCTTGAGCGGAAACGTGTATCAGGATCCCACAAGTAATTGGGTTTCTGGTACACTACCGTCCATCGTCCAGTTTTTCGAAACTGGGGCTCTCTAACAACCAACCAACAGATCAGGAGGACATATGAAAATATATCATCTGCCCGACGCATTTTCGCTATATAGCAAAATGGGTCAATACATCAGCAGTGAGAAGCTCGCAACACTGCCACTTAAAGAAGTGGCGATGTTGTATTGCCTTATCACATACGATTCTCTTCGTGCTATTATAGTACGAGGGGATAGTTTCAAGTACTCTTGCAGTGGGATTACTCCTACTGGAGAAGTACTAGCTGATGCGTATCTGATGGTCTCAATTCTCCCTCAGGGTTATTCCCTCGATGGAGAAAAGGAGCTAGAGAATGATGAGACGGACTCTCACCAAACTTCTGCGAATCGTTGTCTACCTACTCGAAGGAGTAGCGACATTGATGAACGGAAGCGTAAATGAGCGCGTTTCTTCGAAACGCGACCGCTCACACGAAACGGAAAGACCCTCGTCGCAAGACGAAGAGTCGGCGTCGTAAGGCGCCAACCGTTAATCGTGGTGATGAGACTACGTCGTGCTATCAACGGCATGACGTTCGCACAATTAGTCGTACAAAAGTTCGACTTAGCCTTCCAAAGACTTGGCACTTACGTGTCTTGTCTAGGTTGGTGAAAGATTGTGCCTGGATACTTCCGCGGCCCGATGTCGAGCGTTTAAGCTCGTCTGTCGGAGACCTTGACCTTTGGGACAAGGCGGTAGCGGAATTGGGTTTAATAAGATTAAACTCAATAGACCATATTGTTTCGCCTTTACAGGCGGCAACAGAGTGTCTATTATCCAGCATAGTTAAAAAGTTCAAGGTGGAAGGGGACCAAGACAATAGGCGAAGATGCGCTATAGAAGACTTTGTCAAAGCTGAAGAGCTTTGCTCAGAATTCAACCAGAAAGGGTATAAAACTCTTATGGGTAGTGCATATCGTCCGTTAATGTGCGAGTTCATCACTCGTACACTTGGTGACTTCCTGCCATGTTCGGATCAACTATGGAGATCAGCCAGGCACGGGCCTGGCGCCGTGTTCGGTCAAGTTATGAGCAAAGCTGGTTCGAAATACTTTAAGTATTCCGACTGGCCGTACAGCGTAACTCCACGAGCACGTAAGTATGCAGTAGAGTTCATCGACAATGACCCTCGTTGGAGAGGTGCTCTTGAAGCGTCATATAGAGGCCATTATGGCCTGACGCCCTGGAGCCTTCTTAACTTGGAGGCATTTTGGGATAATACCCTGATGAACATCCCTGGTAACAGGGTTACTACGGTACAGAAGGACCGGTCAAAAGACCGGCCCATTGCAATCGAGCCTACCCTAAACGTTATGCTTCAATTAGGCGTGGACGGATTTATCCGTCGACGGCTTAAGAAGTGTTGGGGTATTAACCTGAACAGTCAGAAGAAGAATCAGGAGCTGGCGAGAGCCGGCTCTATTGATCCTACTCCTAATAGTCCTGCTACCATTGATTTATCAATGGCATCGGATACTATATCTTTACGTCTTGTAAAGATGCTGTTCCCGTCTGAGTGGTATCGCTACCTCACAGACATAAGGTCTCCGACTGGCTTATTGCCAGAAGGAAGAAGGATTCGTTATTCCAAGCTTTCTAGCATGGGAAACGGGGCCACGTTTGCAATCGAGTCGCTTGTCTTTGCTGCAGCAGTCTTTGCTGTGGTTAAGAACGCGCGTTGGAGATGGAAGGATTTGGACATCGCCGTTTTCGGTGATGACTTGGTTCTTCCTCGGGTGCTTGCACCCGATTTGATGTACCTCCTACGCATGTGCGGGTTCTCTCCTAACCTCTCAAAATCCTTCATTGAAGGATCGGTTAGGGAGAGCTGCGGTACCGATTGGTACCGCGCTTACCCAGTTCGGGGGGTATACCTAAAAGGAATACCTTCGGACATTTCAGAACTATTCCATGCGCATAACGCGCTGTGGTTATGGTCTGAAAGTCATTCGTTACCACTTGAGAATACTCTGGCTTATATTAAGTCATGCGTAGTCTCTGCCGGTTTTGGGGCCTTTACAGGTCCTCCGAATCCGGAGTGCACCGATCAGTTTCTATTTGATCGGTGTGCCCGCTCCATTATTGGAGTAGGCAAA